TTACCCTACTGGTATCGGTCGCATAGTCCGGCAACAAAATCATATCAGGGCTATCGCCGGGTATGTTAAAATACAACACAATGTCTTTGAAGTAGCCCTCTTCGGATTGCAGGGCGGCAAACGCACTTTCGCGGTGGTGTGGACTAATACGGTTCTCGTACATTCGCCATGCGTCGCGCAACGTTTGTATATGGTTCTCGCGCACGCACAGGGAGATAACATCTTTGACTTCCAGATTTCTGGGCTGGAAATGTCTCGCCGCCCGGTTGGCCATATTGCGAATTTCTTCACCGATAAAGGGCGACAAGTTACGGAAGACAAGATCGGGTGCTTTAGTTACAGCCATGTTAGACCTCTGTAGGTAACAACTATTTGGGTATGCACTTCCACTCTAGTTCGCGAATACCAGTCATGGGGAATGGGATCTGGCGTACCAAACCGCGCTCAACACCAGTGCGCCCTAGATCAGAATTCATAAGTGCATCGGCGAGGCGCCTGTAGCGGGAGATAATGTACTTAAATTCAAAGCGCCGAAACGCTATGTCTTCGGGAGTGCGAGCTATGTAAAGCACTACGCACCAATCTCCCGTGCCGTAACCAGCATTGCCAGTATACATAAGCGGTTTGGGGCGACTCATAGAGCATTTACCTTCCAAGGTATTTCATAAAGTCGGTATGCTGCGGGGCGTCGGCACGTTACAGCTATTTCGTATGGTGCGTTCGGCCAATACTTTGGCATAAGGTGTGGTAAGCGTGCTGTATTTACTTCCCTACCGAGTACCCAATAATTAGTATGTCGCACGTAGATGACAATTACCCAGTCACGAGAACGTTCTTCTTCCCATTTTTGATAAGCTCGCGTGCGGGATTGGTCTCTAGTTATCCAGTTAGATCGCATCTACTTTCCATGGTATTTCTACGATGTCGCACATTGGGAACGGAATAGAGCGCACGACGTAGATGGTGTCTGTGTATACCCGGCGCCTTTTGCTTTCATAAAACGCTGTCGCGGCTTCTTTGTATGTATTCTCAACACCACGAAACCTGAAAAAGCGTTGGGGCGCACCACGAGTATACGCAACAATAGCCCAGTTATACCGACCCCCACCAGTGTAAGCATAAACAGCAACGCTGCCGTCTTTATTAAGCTGTGCCATCGCTCGGTATCTCGATAACGTCGCCCCAAGGATAACTTTTTTGTCCGCGCTTAATGTTACCCCAGATCACCGGGTAGTCAGGCTGTTGCGTTGGGAAATCGCCGTCACCATCGGTAAGGTACACCAGCGCGTCAATGTCCTCGACACCTTCTTTCTCTAGGTATTCGAACGGCGGCACAAACGATGTACCCCCACCACCCACCATGCCCTTATACCGAGCCTGCACCAGATCTATTTCATCTGCGACCTCGATTACTTCCTTAATTTCGGCATCGCACCAAATCAAGATAATACGCCGCGGCTTGAGGTCAGCAAGCAAGCCCGACATTTCCGCAAAGAAGCGGTCTTGCAAGGACTTAACCATGAAAATAGAGCCAGAGCTATCGCCCACGATTACTACTGTGCCAGCACCATTGCCCGAACGAGAGGGCGCAAAGATATCCCGAGCCAGCAAGCGCCGGTCGGCACGGCGGTAGTCATACCCACCTGACCCCACCTTGCGGGCAAACACGCCAAAGATTTGGTCGGTCCAACTAACATAGGGATCCAAGAATTGCTCAAAGAACTTGGTCATGGCAGCGCTGCCGTCACCGCGAGACGTCTGCTCCTTGGTGATTTGCGCTGCCGCAGCAATGGCGTTCTTCCACGTCTGCGGTGAACGCTGTTGGTTGGGTTTACCTCCGGGGGCTTTACCCGGCGCCAAGTGCTGATCGAAACCACCACCGGGAGGCTGCTTGTTCTTCTTGTAATGCTTGGCGTACACGTCCACCCAGTTATCGTTCTGTGTGGCGATCTTCGGGTCATGCAGCCACTTAGGGTCGATTTCACCGATCTTGGACTGAACGAGCACGTCGTTGATAACGTAGTCCATGTAGACGTTGGCTTGCGCTGGATCGTACGGCAGATCCTTGCCGGGGGCGACGTTCACGTTGCCGAGCGCTGCAAGCTTAGCGCCGACGCCGCAGTGATCGAAGATACCGTGAGAGATTTCGTGAGCGATAGCAAACACGCGCTTCCACAACGGAAGCCCGAAAAAGAATTCCGGATTGGCCATGATGCAGTTGCCATCGGTCGCCATCGTCGGCAGATCTTTGGTCCAGAAGAGCATGTTATCGTCGCTCTTCGGGTTCATCATGGTCTGGAAGATATGCGTGAAGCCCGGCGCCTGCCAAAGCAATGCAGACCTAGTTTGCTCCCAAGCTTTCTTCTGAATAGGATCAAGAGCAATCTCAACGAATTCCATCTGTTACCCTCCAAGGTACTGGCACTTTGCGCGACCAGAACGGCGCTGTCTCGAACGTTACAAAATGTCGATCTAATTTTATGGACGAACGCCAATATTGGCCAAATTCAGAAGTATACCATGCAAATGCGTCTTTCGGGCTGGCACGCCACAAAGCAATATCGTGGATGTAAAATATATTGCTGTGCAACAGCAACGGGCGCCACGCTACTAGCGCAGTCCAACCCCTGACCTCATAGGCGCTACCTGCGTAGCACCCATCTTCATAACGAGCTAACGCCATGATAACAACTCGATGCGGGAATAAAAAGGCGCTCGGCGTATAAGCAAAAGTCTATTGTCGGCTGGCACAAAATTGCGGAGCGACCAAGCAAGCGCGTGCATTGGCGTTCCGCACCACGCCCCTATATCTTCTAGGTAGTATTTATCGCTGCTACGTCGGCAAGGCCCATAGCAACACACGGCCCACTGCATCTGATCGGGCTGGCGCGTAACCACGGTACCGTGTTGCCAATGGTCACGCTTGGATTTTGTCACGACGTCTATGCCCCAAATAGATATTACATTGCGCCAATATATCTTGCGAAAATCAATGTATTCGTAGGCCGCAACCATTTTGCGGCCCGCCTCTTGTTCTAGCTCTGTGCGTGTCGGCACATTACCCTCGTGGGTTAGAGCACCTTGTCTTCTTCGTCAGCTACCACAGGTGTGCCGTCTGCCGACGCGACAAGATCGCCGACATCCTTAGCGGCATGCTCGATGTCCTGCTGACCTTCGATGAAGTCATCGCTGAACAGCTTGATGTCAGCCTTGTTCTGAGAGGATCCCGCCAAAATCAGCGTGAGGGCATATACTTCCTGACACGCCTTCTGCATGAGCTTCTTCACCGTGTCGAAGACTTCGGGATTGTCCGCCACCACCCGGACCTGCATGGTGAATTCTTTCTGAGCCATCGTAGTATTCCTTTTGGTTGGTAGTTACCTGCGCGGGTTAATTACCCGATAGCGTTCATCAGCGCCGTGTTGCCCTTGACGAAGGCGATCATGGCCGGGTCAAGGATAAGCCGGTGGTCGCGCTTAACGGCGGCCTTGGCGAACGTGATATGATATTCAGGAGGCATGTGCTTGATGTACTGGCACACTGCCTTGGCATCCTGCGCCTTGAGGTGATAGGCACATTCGTAGGCCACCAGCATCTTCGCATCAGGCCGCGACGGCACGGGCGTACCGACCGGATCAGCAACGATCTGCTCGTAGTCGGGGGTCTCATATCGCATCTTGAGGTGCGTCACCAACTGCAGGGTGACCGCCTCGCCAATCACGCCAGCGACCATGCTCTGCACGATGGCGCCTTCTTCGGCGTTGGCGTCCAGTCCATAGGACAGGCCGGGATCCTTGCCCGCGGCCTTCATACGCTCGTTACGGGCTTCCAGAAGGCGGATAGCGGCCACGTACGAACGAGGCGTGCAGTACGGGCCTTGTTCCTTGGGGATTTCGCCCGAGAAGATAAGCTGCGGATACTTCTTGGCAAAAAGCGTGAACACCGGCTTGATACCCTTGGCCGTCGCCCAGTTCTCCCAGCTTTCGAAGTCGGGCTCGACGCTCAGCACGCCGCGCCTGTTGATGATGAAGTCGAAGTCCTTCGTAGAACCCGACCGATCCTTGGCCCTGTTGGACGCGGCGATAACGTGCACGTTGGGGCCGAGCCAGTGCGGGCCGATGCGCTTCTTAAGCATAAGCTCAGCCGCGGTCTTCTTGACGTCGGGCTCGCCCTTGTCACGTTCGTCGAGCAACAGCACAGCCTTCTTGTAGGAGTTTAGCGGCTTGCCCTTGCGGCACAGCATCCACGGCGGCGTGGTGTACTCACTAACAAGCACTTCGTGCATGTCGCCGTTGTGATCCGGAAGCATGCGCTTGACCGGCACCATGTACCCCATGAGGTCAATCGGGGTGTAGGTCGCCAAGAACGCGATGCCGAAGCCCCACTCAAAGCCGTCGCGCTGCGACCACTTCTCGACGAGCGCTTCGATAGCGTCGGACTTACCGAGGCCCGGAGAACCTTCCAACTCGACCGTGACGTTGGCCGCGAAGTAGTTCTCGATTTCTCGTTCCATCTGTCGGATAAACATTCGTGTTCCTTTGTAACAAAGAGTTGGTAGTTACCCTTAGGGGTTGGGAGCCGTCATCTGGCCAAGGGTGTAATCCAGATAGGGCTTGATATTTTCGAGGTTCCACGTTGTGAGCTTCATGGTCTTGAGGTCTGTCTTGTTCATTTCCCGCACGATTACCTCAAGGGGTGCGTGCTGATTGGCCTGCAGGATCGGCGTCATCGCCGCGCATACTTTGCTGTAATGCTCGGCGACACGCTTGCGGGCGACGATAGTCTTTTTCTCGCGTGCTGCTGCGCTCTCAACGCGCGGCGCTGCGTACCGGCTGGGCGCAGGCTGCTGCTCGTTGGTCTTATCGCTGAGTGCCAGCACCGTGCCGAGTTCACCAAACTTGGCCATAAGATCAGGTAGTGACTTAGTAGAGACGAGCTTAACTAGGTAAGTGCGTTTCATCGTTAGCCTTCCAGTTGATGGGGTAAAGGTATTTGGTCGGTTTTTGGGATACCAAAATAAAAGGCCAGTCCCGAAGAATGCCTTTTTTAGAAGCTGCCGCGATTTCGTAGGCAGTTTTTAGTGCGTACGTACCCCTATCGCGCACTTCTTCAAACCTGCGGCGATCACCATCCCACTTGTAATAAGCGACGTACCACCCGAAATCGGTACGGGTGCCTTCCAAGATCTTAGTTGACGACGATGTTTGCCTTGGTGCGCCAGAGTTTAGCTTTGGTACGTTCGTCGGCATTGTCGTAGAACTCCTTGTCGATGCGCAGGAGGTTTTTAACGGTGTCAAAATCAGCAACGGTGCCGGGTGGAAGCTCGCTGCTTGCCACGAAGCGCTTTAGGAGCGCACGACCGAACGCATTGGGTTCGGGCGCGTTGTATATGGTACCGCCTGCTTTTACATATGCCACGTGTTTACCCCTTAAGGTTACTTTGCCAGTCGATTAGATGCACGCGCGTCGGCGGTGTGCGGGGCCACACTATCAACATTGCGTCTTCTATTAAAAACGAATGGTGGTCTTTGGGCTGTTTATTTTTACCGAGCGCAAAAGCATCTGCGTAAGTGTTGGGCGAAATCGCACCGTTTATAATAGTCCAACGCCCCCTATGTGACCATCTATACCAAGCCCACCACCAAATTCTAGGGTATGTCGCCATCGATCACTTCCTGTAAGCGCTCGATAATATCGTCAATGGTAAACGCTACCTCGGTATCTCCAAATATGCCACCGCCAGCATTCAGCACGTCTTCTACTTTGGAGCCAAACAAGTAATCGACTTGGCTCTCAGTAAAGCCAAAGAACTGCTGCATGGCGCCCATACCCACAAGCATAGGGCCAAGCTGCGGTTCCCCGTGCAGGGGATATTTGTCAAACGACCGGGGTGTGTGCTGTCGCGTGCCAACAACAAAATGCGCGCGCAGCCCTAACTTCTTGAAGGGCTCGTGCTCCGCGGCGTACCCCCCGAGGCAAGCAGCCTTGCGGACCTTGGTAGGATCTTCTTCGTAGCTGTCAAAAGTAAACCAGTGATCGTGGTTGTAAGGGCGACCTTCGGCTTTGATTTGCTGAACAAGCCGCATTAGCTCAGCTACAAGAATGTCGTTCATTTCACTGTCGTATTTACAGTGAAGAAACCAGCCCAAGCAGGGATCCAATTATAGATGCCAGAAGGCGACGTGCGAAACACGCGAATTCTGTTTTGCCAACGCAACTCTAGGTGGTCGCGTTTTGATTTTTCAATTTCCTTATCGGTCATGTTACCCCCTAAGGTCAGTCAGGCCAGATCATCCGCACGAGTTTGTTTTTCTCGCGGGCATAGCGGACAGTGCTCCACGTCCCGCTGCGTAGCTCTTCTTCGCGCGACCTTGGGCACGCCACAAGGCCAGCGCAGGCGTCAACGATAGCCCGGTTACGATCCAAGTACGGCAGCGGATCGAGCGTAATGTCGCCCGGGCAAAACATGCGCAGCTTTTCGTCGCTAGGTGGGTGGATAACTACTTTGCACTGCGGTGCATACTTGCGTACTAACTTATGCGCTTCGGCGTCGGCGCCCACACAGTCGCCGTGGTGAAACTCGATAATCTTGCCCTCGGCAAAAAGATTAGAAAGCCGTGCTTTCTGCAAGAGCGTAAGCCCGTCGCGCGTGCCGGTAAATCCAACGATCATAGTTTGGGCCTGTTGGCTGGGGGTGTGCGCTCATACCAGAACCCGAACTCTTCCTTGGTCTTGTCCATGTTCAGGCACTTGTCGCGGTGCTTTTCCTTGAGGGTCTTGGTGAGTTTATCCGCGGCCAACTGCAGGGCGCCAAGCTCCGCGTTGATATATTCGTCGACCACGATAAACTCAAAGTCTTCCCGGCACGTGAAGACAGCCCGGAAAGCTGGCGATAGGGCAGGCTTGGTGGTCAGGCTACGCAAGCGCTGGTACCAAGAATAATACGCCTTGGCCAAGTTAGACGTCGCACCAAAGTACATGGCGCGCGTCGGCTTGTGGCGAACGACGTAGATCCCGGGGATATTGTCATACTTACCCTGTAGGGTACAGCGCACCCACTGTGTAGTAGGCTTATCGGGCGTGCCCCATGCGCTCGGAGCAAATTCAATTGGCGGCATATGGTACTTTCTTTTTTAACTCAGCCTCGCGTGCAGTTTGTCGACGCTCGCACGAGATACAGCTAATTATCTTCTTGTGCTCGACTGACCAAGTAACGTCTGCACCTTTCCAGACCCACGCGCCACAGACACAAGTACCTCGATACTTGGCCGCAACGCGTGGGAATAAAGGATCTTTACCCATGGGGGTATCCTTATCGGAATTACCCTTGTAGGTACTTCTTGTTCGCCTTCACAAACTTGTCGTAAGCGCGCTGGGCTTTCGCTTGTTCCTTTCCCAAAAACTTAAGGTTGCCTTTACGGAGTTTCCAAATCTCCTCCTGCGCAATATTGGCATCGCCAAGATACTTTACGAGGCGCACGCTACGGTGCGCAGTCTTTTCGTCGTCACGAACAACATCGCCTGTGGCGGTTGTTCCTTCGGCAAGGAAAAGCTCGTCTCCCCGAGATGACCAGCGCTGAATATGTTGCAAGTCGGTCAGATGATAACCGTTGTGGCAAAGCGCGACTTCACCCTCGACAGCCGGTGCCCACTCGCCGAGCGGCGGGTAAACAAAGCCACTACTGTGAGACCTGTAGCCAAGCAGCGGTGATCGCCGCAAGCGCTTGAACATATCTCCCGGCTGCGGCGTATATCCGAGGTGTTGCATAATTTCTTCGGGTGTTGCTGCTGCATATTTGAGGTCGTACACTTTGCAGTTGGCTTGGTTTAGAACATCAGCAAGCCTGTCTCGGGTGGCGCGCACGGCAATAGCTTCCGGCGTATTATAAATAATACGCGAGCGAACAAACTTATCGGTCGCCATGTCATGCAGCTTCCGCTGCTCTTTGGTAGTGTCAGCATGGACCGCCGGGTAGGTGACCGCAATGCTCGATACTGCCCGCGCTACGCGGGCAGGTGTAAGGCCCTCATACTGCGCCCAAACAACAGGGCCATTCTTCGAAGTGCCACCCGCAATGGCGCGCGTCATTTCCCTATCGTAAATACGATAGATCTGAATGTACGGCTTACCCTTATGGGTAAGTTGCTCGGCAACCAACAACGCACCCCTAAAGAGTTTGGTGCCATCATAATAGAAGTTGTGTGGGTCCACCGCGGTCGAGTTAAAGTATGCCTTGCGAGCAGCCTGCTTCGGCACACCCCGCATACCCCGCCCTGCGGCCAACCAGAGCGGAATAAAATCATTCGCGCCGAGCAGCGGGAATTTCGTGACACGCTCGACGCGCTTGCGTTCGGCAAGCTGCTTGGTGGTAAGCTTGGGTACAGTCTGCGGGGGGTGCTTAGAAACCTGAGCCATTGTATCTCTCGTGTTTTAATTATGACCTTTCTAACACATGCATATAACCCGGTCAAGTAGGTATATATGCGGGGTAATTAAACAGCGCGGCACGAACTTTCATCGTGACCCAGTGTCGTTACCCTATGGGGCAAGGTTAGCGAACTGCCCGAGTTACCTCGGGGCGCTGACTACCCGGAGGGGGGTACCCCCGGATAATTACGGGTTGATGGGGCGCGAACGATCAACGCGCACACCTTCACGAAAACACCTGCGGAGGTAGCGGATGATCTGGCCGTCAGTCATGGCGGCAGCGTCCCAAACAAAAACCGCTGCGCCACTCTGGTAAGACAAAACCCGGGTGGACTTCTTTTTAGCGGGCGCTTTCTTTTTAGGATCCAACGTTACCCCCTATTTCCAAATGTTGTCGAGGTCGTGTTCGTCGCCGTTGCAGTGCCGTTCTTCGTGGTGTTTAAGAGCGGCGTGGATGCGCGGCGTCACGATGAACAGCGGCCCGGTTGTGTATGGTACTACTTCTCCCACGCGCATTTGCGTGACGAAGCAGTAAGCGCCGACAAAAGCGCTATAAGCAAAAACAAGTTCGTGAGCACCTAATGTCCCTCCGTTGGCTGTTTTGTAGGCCGCCATGAACGTAGTGTAGTCCAGATCAAAATAGATAATCCGGACATTAGGGTTGGTCGGTCGCGGCGGGGCGCCGCGCTCTTCGAAGCCCATCAGTATATCAAACACGTGCTCGGAAGGCTTAGTCATGGCTGCAGGCTGTAGCTTGTATGCCACCTTCCACATATCGATAGTAGCTTCCGCCATGCGCTCCGGGCTGGCACAAGACGTACCCGCAAGGGTAATAGCCAAAGCGCAGGCAAGCTTAGTGCTGCGGCCCATGCTCCGTCCTCCACCGCCAAGGTTTTTCACATTGGTGCTCGTGTACTGGTAAGTCGCGCTCATGTGCACGCTGTTCAAGAAGCACGTACTTCTTGCTATAGAGTGGGTAAGCAAACGCATACCCACTGCGTACCATGGCGTCGTTTAGCTCGACGTCGTTCATTAAATAGCCGTATACCAAGCACGTGCCGAGTGCTCGGCCATAGCGATCTTCGCGAGACCACTCACATGCAACGCTACGGCCTTCTACTAGATCTTGGAGGTATTTCTTGGCTTGTTCACCAAGAGGCTCTTCGTCGCATTTCTGGTTAAGCTCCGGGGCATCGATACCCGTAAGGCGGACGTAGGTTGTTTTGTCGTTACCCCGAAAAGCAAGCGTGTCACCGTCGACTACGCGGGGGTGCCCCATTATCGTGTCGCCATAAGCTGGCGCACTAATGAAAGAACACCCCGCTACGAATGCCAGTAGATGACCCCGGAGGGTAAGCATCAGATCCAGCGAGCGCGCTTGGCTCGCTTCTCCATGATAGGAAGAAGCTCAAGCATGCGCTTAGCTCTAGCCTCGCAGTTACGCCACACCCCTAGCGTCATAGTAAGGTTATACTTTTTGGCATAAGTAATCATTTCAAGCGCATTCCTAGCCAGCGCCCGCCAATGCCGCCGTGCCTGCTCAGGAGTAAACCAGCGGCATCCCACGAACACCCGATAACCGCCATTATAGCGGTGAATGGCCGCAAGGTAGTTGCCCGGCACTTTCTCGATAAAGATCATGCCGCGAACTTTTGTGCCTCCTCGGGCATAGCGGCGTGCCTTGTAAAGCAAGCTTTCGTTTTTGTCGTTATTTCGCACGTCGACAACATTTAGCATAGTAGCTCCTTTTAGAAACGTTTCTCGTCGCAAAGCTGCACGCATACCACTCGGGGTAACGCGGCAAGGTCAGGGCGCTTATGGATGCGCAAATTGTGTATGGTACTTTGGTGCTGCACGATGGCAGCGGCGCGGCGCCCGCGCTCGTACGATATCTGGCGCCTGTAGTTCCACGTCTCATAAGAACGCGGGAAAGAACGCCCTTCCACGCGGTCCTTCCAGCCTTCTCTGAAACTCATGTTACCCCGCTTCCTTCCATTCGATTTCATTCTCGGCGCGCATCATGCCTTCAAGTTCGTATAGGCCCTTCCACTTGAAGCCGTGTTTGGTTATTTCAAATACACCGCCGCCGCACTCACCTGAAGTGTCGCCATAGCTATAGTGAAAATATACCCGGTGGGGTAATTCAAAATGCTTGAGGGTGGCGTAGATTAAATTAGCAGCGTCTTCTGGCTTAGCACAGTCGGTATCGTCCACTCCTATGTCAATGTAGGTAGGATCTTCTTTGGGGAAGTCCAGATATAAACCACTACAAGCAAAGTCAGGATCATCGAAAAGTTTAAGGTATGGCTCAAAGCGTTCGACGTTAGTCAAGCCATCAGCGTCACCTTGACCATTCGCCTGCACGAAATCATATAGATCGCATAACCACTTGTGGTGTTCACCAGTTAGTGGCTCAACACGCGCAGAGAAAAAGATATAATTCTGGCTCATGTTCCGGCTGCCCGATTGAGTAGCTTCATGATGTGGTCGCGCATTGCTTGCGCTTCACCTGCGCTAACAGCGCCCGCGTGGAAAGAACGCCCTTCCACGCGATCCTTCCAGCCTTCTCTAAAGGACATGATTACCTCTCAGGGTTGGTCAAACACCAGACGACCTTGGGGGTGGCGCACTACCGGCGTATCGTCGTGCGGGGTAGATAGGCGGCAAGTTTTCAAATCAATTGCGTAATTGTCGCCGGTTATAATACCAACCCGCATAAGAACTTCACTTGTATTCCCGTAGTGAAACAACTCACCGATCAGAAGTTCCCCGAACCTCGGCGTCGGGCCGCGGCGGACTGGTGTTGGTTCAACAATTAGCCGTGGCATAGGTTACACCTGACCTTGGTTTACTTCGTCGTAGACCTTGAGCATTTGGGTGCTGAATGCAAGCAGCAATTCCCACAGGAATACTTTCACGTGCCGCCCGACCAAAGGTCGCTCGCGCTTGATGTTGGCAAGGCAGCGCCGCTTAATTTCCAGCAGCAGAAAACGTGTATGCACATTATCGAGCACGGTCATTATTACCCCCACAGGTTCCAGATCGTTTCGGCAGTGGAGAACGACCACCACGCTATGAGTGCCGGTATAATACCTACCAGTTTCATGGGTAGCGGTTTAACGGCTACCGCTACGTACACGAAGCACGCTATGCTTAGCATGTAGGTGCACATGAAGAACGCGCATATGCCCCCTATATAAAGTGGCATCATGTTACTTGGCCTCGTTACCCGCTGAGGTAGCCATACGAGCGGCACGCTTTGCGGCTTTGGCCAGTTGCTTCTTACCCATGTGCGGCATGTTGCGCCCGCGGTTAGGGTTCCACCCACCCACCCACGTATTCACGCTGCACGTAATTGGCGCCTCGGTCGGTCACGACAGTGCGCGCTGCGCTCGGGAAATTGCGAGCGCTTTCATATTTATCTTCAAGTTTCTGCACGGCTAACTCCATTAAAGCGCGTTCGTCGGGTTGTGTATGGTACTCGCTTTTGTCCAGCGTAAGTATATCGAGGTCGTGGCTACCGCGAATACCCAAGCCCGCTAGCATTACAGCGTCCAGCTTTGCTGCTTCGTCGATCCAGATAACTACCGGCTCGCCCCGAGGTACCTCATTAGCGTCTAGCATGCGCTGCGCTTCGAATATAACTTGGGCGCCCATTGCAGTCATTATGGCTGATTTAGATTTCATGCGTAACCTCTGGGGGTCAGGTACCCGCCGCTTGGTTGAGTAGCTTAACGATATGTTCGCGGCGAGTTTGCGCTTCTACGTCACTAACTTTTGTTCGCAGGAAGTTTAGTGATACGTAGTGGTCGCTGTTGCAATAGACAGCAGTTCCACGCAGGGAGTAGATAGGATTTGGTTTATCTTTCCACTGCTCGCGCGGATCAACTTTAGCCATGCTTACCCCCTAAGGTATGAGAAACGGCACGTGGAAGGGCGTCATCCCACCACGTGCCGCCCATGTACCGGCCCAGAACACCTCCCTCGGACCCTACTGTTATTCGGGTGATCACCTTGCCGCCTGCAGCTTGTTGCGCTGGGGAGCGTGTAAGCTACAGTGCTCGGATCTGCGTCGGGTAGTTCCTACCGGGTCTCTTGTATTGCGGGTTACTCAAACTAAACGAGGGTCACGCGGTATGTTCCAACCAACGTGTCGGCAGGTGCACTCCAACGATGCCTAACTGCCTGCCGTTCGCTACCCCGCAAGGTAGCTCTCCCTCGTACGGCGTGTCGACTACCCGCGAGGGTAACGATCACGCGGCTGCATGTCAAGTAGGTATATTAGAACTTTACCCGCAACGGGTCGATTTGCTGCATTACTATTACGGGCGTGGTAGGCGTTACGCCTGACGACCTAGCGTCGACTTTAGCGTATACACCGCTGTGCAGGTTGACATACCCACACTCAGTAGGGTCCACTAGGTCGACACCGTAGCGCACAGTTTTCATCAATAGCGCGCAGTTTTTGCTGAGCGTTTTGAACAGGTCACCGCGATTGAGGTCGCAGTACAGCTTTTGCTGCGCCGTGCTGTTAATTTCATCAATATGCATAGTTGCCTCTCTAGGTAAGGTGGTGTGCCAACAGCTTGCGCCATTTTTTAGGGACGTCGTACGCATGCTTGGCAAAGATAATAGTATCCTCGCCCGAGATTTCTCCCAGTACGCTCCACGTTGCTTTGGGCCACACGTAGTCGGGTTTACCCCAGACACGCACGGCAGACCAATACTCCTCGCCGCGAAATCCGATGAAGTGTAGCGCGGGCATGTGTATGGTACCTGAAAATATATAGCGGCGATAGGTGTGCTTGGTGCTCGCCGTTACCCCGACAACCCTTCCTGTGTCGGACCTAGTTGGTTACGCTTTACCCTTATAGGTACTAAAAGCAGGTATTAGCGACGCACCTGCATCTGCTGCACCTGAGCCTGCAGCTTTTCCAGCTTGGCCTGCGCCTTGGCTTCCTGCTTCTTCTGGGCAGTCGTGCCGCCCATGTCCTTGATGCGTGCCGAGATAGTCTTCATGCACTCATCCAGAACAGTAAGCGTCTCTTCGGCGCAAGGCGTCTCTTCGTTGTTCGCCAGCGTGTCCATGCTGGCGAGGATAGCGCCCAGCTTGTCGACTTCCAGCTTGGGGTCACGAGGCGCCGGGTGGATACACGTCAGGATGTAGTCGTCGCTCAGGACTTCATCCGGATACTGGATCTGCATACGCGCCGCGGAGAGCAACGCATCGAAGGGCGACTTGGACAGCGGCTTGCCGCCGTTGGCCGTACGCTGCGCCTTGTAGGTGTCCCACGTCTTGGCAAACGTGTGGCGACCGTCGACAGTCGTGAGCCCGCCCAGCTTGATGAACGTCTTGATCTTGCTCACTTGCTGCTTCTCGGAGCCCTGCTTCACCTCAGCGATGCCCTTCGCTTTCGCCACGCCCTGATTGTAGCGCGTGAAGATAGCCTCGGCGTCATCCTCGGTGATAGCCCCCATGGCCGACGCCTCAACAATCTGCGACGCGAGAGCGGGGCGCGCGTTGGCACCCTGTCCCTCGGAAGCACCCAGCTTGTCGATGGCCTTGAGGAAGCCCGCCTTGGTACGCACGTCGTTCGGCGGCGGCTGATTAGCCGGGTTACCCGCGGAGGTAGCGGCATCGTGCAGGGCTTGGCCCGCAGCCGCATCTTCGCGGGAAGTATCGCCCTGTTCGGACGAGGCATCGCCAGAGCCGGTCACGCCAGCGTCAGCGAGTGCCATTGCCAGTAGGGTAGCCATTGCCAGTAGGGTAGCCATGTGTAGTTCTCTCCTTAAAAGAAACCGGGAACCGCCCGGCAGCGGATAGGGTAATATACTCCTATAGCAGTAGCGCACGCGCGCCGTAATGGTGGCATGCATTTGTGTATGGTACTTGTGCGCGCACTTAGCACGCCAGATATTGTCCCCGGCCCGTGCATTGTGTCTGCTGTGCAGTTTCCACACGGCACCGGGGGATCAGGCTCCCGCTTATGCTGGCCAGTTCCTCAGCATCCCCGCCCGGAGAGGCGTTGGTGTTTGGTCGCAGCTTAGTTGTCGGGTGGCCTATCAGAATTAGGGCTCTTCGCTGCGATAGCACGTAAACCTGTGCAGCGATTTAGCCAATGGCGTTCGGGCATTACAACCCTACTTACCTTGGCTACGTGCACGCCCGAGCAAGGCGCTTAGCCATCCAAAATTTTATCGATTATAAATCATTCAGGGTTTAGTAGCGCATGGCACACCTCCCGGGCCGTTGCCCTTACCAGATCCACGAAGGCCCGATTAACCTACGGGCGGCGTGAATTGCGTGTAGCCCGAGGCTACTGCTGCGCCTGCAGGAGCACAGCCTTGATGCGCGGGCTCGACGTCTTGAGGAAGGCGTGGTGCAGCGTGCTGTTGGGCTGGCGAGACTTGGCCTTGTTCATGTGTCACCTCTGGGGGTTAGGTAGGTTTTACAACCCGCACGACGTCCGAGCAAGCCCGACTCATGTGCTTGGTCAGGATATTGCACGCGTCAACAAGCGGCTGGTGGTCTTCGTTGAACGTATGCCGGACCAGCAGCGCGTTGATCGTAGTGGCGCCCTTGTGGAGGGCGGCAGCCTGCGCGGCAGCCTTTTGCACGCGCTTGATCCAATCGCCTGCTTCGTTGAAGTCGTGGAAATCGGGCATGTTTACCTCCGTAGGTAGAGTTAGCAGTAAATCCAATACGGCACGTGCGACATGGCCAACGCCACGTCGTCCGACTGCGGCACGTGCTTGGGCTTGGTCACGCAGAAGGAGAACCGCAGGCGACCGATGGCCAGAAAATGGATGCCGCCAACTTTGCGTAGTGACATAGGTATAACCTCCAAAGGTTAAGTAGGTATAAATTAGCCACTGGGCGCACCGTTGGTATGGTCTACCTAAGTAGGTGGGACACCTTCTGCCATGCCTGAAAAAGCATTGGCGAGCCATTCCGCAAGTGGGGTTGCGGTCGTTTAATAGATTAATGAACGGATTTCTAACTCAATGAATTGCGTTTCTAAGTCAATGAACGGAGAACAATTCATTTATCGGTACATTTGTAACGTTGGCCTGCTTGGATTACTAAGCCAATGATACAGAAAAACATCGATTTTGAAAACAAGAGAGGGAGTAGGCGCGTGTGTATGGTACCGCGACATGGGTAGTAGATTTAATGGGCGCGGTAGATTGTCGGCACGCGCGCAAAACCTATGTACCTACTAAAGTCTCCCGAATTCCACCTCTCTTATTTTCTCTTTTTCATTAGTTTATTAATCAATAAATAAGAAACCCTTACACTGCCGGATTACAAATGTACGGGCTTTTTTCAGCGTGCCGTTCATTGAGTTAGTAATAAGGATTACTAATCTAACAAATGTGCGCGCCTTAATCTTGCCACAATCTTTTCCGTTCGTTCTTTTAGAAACCACGTTTTACTGCGGTTTTGAATTGTGGCAGAAATCTCGTTTTGTTCTAGGCCCGGATATCCGCGAACGGCATGATATCCTCACGCGCTGCGCGCTGTGCGGGTGTCATGCTTGCGCGCCTGCGCAATTCGTTCAGGATACGCGCGCCACGTGAGGGCGTTACTTCTTTATATTCGTATGGCTTCTCCACACGAATAGACTTCTTGAATTCACGAAGGCGAGCCATCTGTTGCTTCACCTTCATAGGCGACTGGCGGCTAGCCATTAGTTACCCCTGAGGATAACGTCGCCACGGTTCGGGAGCACGCGCTTCCCGTTCCTGAGCGTGCGAACGCGCTTGATGGGGTTAGGCTTAGCCCACACCACGAGCGAGCCCGAACGACCAAGCCGCGTAGGCTCGCCGCCCTTGGGGAACGCTGGCGTTTGAAAGCTAGTCTGTAGGTACATAATCTTGGGAACCATGGAAGACCTCAGTGGGTTATTCCCGAAGCCTTGCACGTGCTCAGTCCAACCTATCCCATGGGTTAGTGTGTTGCGCCGCAGAGGCGCAAGGCTTGGGGAATAGGGGACGCTTGGTCGCGTCCCCCTTCCCGTCATCAGAGGTCACGTATTCACCGCGCCTCTGTCGCAACTCTCACCGGGGATTTCCCGTAGGTTGCATGTTCTCTCTTTGCTTTGAGCGTGTCCGTTATAGCGAGTGCCAATCGTGGCTTTTCGCAGAGCGTTTGATATCGGCGTGACTATTTATTGTGCGTCTACAGCCCTACTTAGGTGGGGTAGCCGTCACCCGTGAGGGTAACTTTCGCGAGATTAACCTAATAACCCCGCGCCACGCCGATAGAGCAAACGTTGCGCTGCTATAAGACAGAGAGCCGGAGGTTGTGTCCCTTTCGCGCAAACCGCCCTAGAGCAGCCTTGTCGTTAAGCGCGAAAGTCACCTTATCCGCCGCATGGGGCACTCCATCCCCTTTGATACGTCCCGCCTTAGGGAGCGTCCCGCTCTTCGCGGGCCGGGCTTGCAGCGCCCGGGGTAGGTACCGCCCGGAACTCCCAAACGACTCGGGGCGACAGCGGCAGAGACAGTTAAACGTCCGCCAACCCCCCGGGGTATCTGGACAGGCCCGCCCCCCACCCCCGGTCGCGTTTAGGGGTGTCAGAAATGTTTTTGGAAAAATATAAAATATACCTACTTGACTTCTACCTACTGCTACCCTAATATTAAAATGCTCAACAACCACAGGATACATACCCCCATGCTTAGTGAACTCTCGCTCATCATCGAGCGCATCGAAAAACGAATTAAGGCCCTCATCGAAGGTGGTCAGGAAGCTGGCGTTCAGCACGCCCACGACCTCCGTGCCGGTGTGGCAGCGCTCAAAATCCACGTCGCCAGCGGCGCCGAGACTGTCGAAGACCTGATGTCTTACCCTGCCGTTCGCCCCGCGGCTATTTCTCAGGAGCCTTCTCAGGAGCCTTCTCAGGAGCCTTCTCAGGAAAGCACTCAGACTGCTGAAATGCAGTCTGGCGAACGCGCCAACATTGACAGCGCCCCCCAGCCGGGTACGGCGCTGCCGGGCACTGCGCAACCCACCGACCCGATGCCCGAAGTTTCTGGGTCGGAGCCTGTCGCTCCGGAAGCTAACCCGCCGGAAGACAACACGCCCAAAGCGTAAAATCTAAACCACCACATGCTGACGTATGCTCCGCTCTAAATCCCTACCACCAGAGCGGAGCATATTTCACAACGGCCCGGTCGCCCTATTTGTACGCGGGAGCAAATCAGGACTGTGGCCACTATGCAACTGCCACAAGTTGCCGTTGCGTTCTATGGAGCCTTCGTACATCAGAGCAGCGTACGAGTTTAGATGCGCAGCCAGTAACGGCTATTATTATGTGGCGGTGGAAAAACTAAACGAAGTAAAATACGTTTTCAGGACCGCCATAGATTGGCGGGCTAACCCCAAAGGGTAACTTAGAAAGATAAAGAACATGAGTGACGAATTGCTCAACGACATCAAGGCCGGAAAGCCCGTAGATTTGCAGGCAGCGCTACGCGTTGAAAAGGCCAAGCGCGAAAAGCTCGACAACGATGCCGTGGTGATGCAGTTCCTTGTGGCGCGCATGGAGAAGGCCATAGGTTCACGCGTCGACCAGAAAATCCTCATCGGTGCGCTGATTACGATCCTCGCCAAGACCATCAGCCATAGCCCGATAACAAATTGGGAAAAGATCCTGTTCGATTTCATGCAGGCAACTGCGGGTGTGCTTGAGAGCGTCCGACTGCAATTCGAAGCGGCTAGAAAGGCGCAGGGTAAAACACCCGCGACTTCGCCGTTGGCCAAGACCGAAGAACCAGCTAAAACCCCGGAGGGTAATGACAATGCGCCGTCACGATAAGCTTGGCATCAAGATCCCTTACAGCGACCCTGAGTACGTTCGCCAGCCCGACATCCACACCCCCGTGCCGAGCGAAGACAAGGCAAAACTATACGAAGCGTGGAAGCAACAGGGGAATGGCGACGAGCCGCCGTACTTTGCTTTTTGTGCGGGGTACGAGAAGGGCGAAGCGCACGGCCACACACTGGGCTTCAACAAGGGCGCCAAGCAGGCTATCAACGGGCTCATCGGTGTAGCTGACCGCGGCGACCGGGCGCGTGAGCTTGCGTCGGGCAACCAGTTGGCCAAGCCCAAGAACAACTTGGAGGCCATCACCCGCGACCAGCTTACCGCGGAGATTTGCAACATACTGGCCCAGTATGCTGTAATGCCGGTGGACGCTCGTGTTGCTGCTACCATTGACGCCCTTAACTCACTACCGGGCGTAGAGATTAAGACCTAACAGGAGAGAGCCATGCATCCGTCGACACACGAGTACCTTAAGCCGACTGACGAGCAGGTTGCGGCTATGAGCGCTTGCCGTAGTGCTGCTACGGGCTACACGCAGGTGCTCGAAAAGTTGGTCCCCGATGGTCCGGACAAGACGTACTTACTGCGCAAGTTGCGCGAGGTAAGCATGTGGGCGAACGTAGCGATTACACGTTTGCCGGACGGTACTCCACGAGGTTAACATGCGTATTGCGACGCCTGATATTCAGCCGGTGCCCGGGCACTTTGTTTTGGTGCATGAACCCACTAAGATAGCGTACGTGGGCGCCTGCAAGAACCTCAGGCATCGCCAAACAATTTGGGAGCGCAACTTTAGGCTGGCCGCGGATCCCAAGTTTAAGTGGCCGCTGGCCAAGATGCCACGTGAAGCATCTAGCGAGTACACATTCTACGGCCTGACCAATAAAACCGACAGCGAGGTACGGGGCATGCTCAAGGCCAACGGGTACGATGTCGTCAATAAAGCTACGCGCCAGCGGAGTGTGTACAAGAAAAATCCAGAGGATATGCTGTGAGCGAGTTTAAGTGCCCACAGTGTCACGACTACCACGACCCCGCTTTTTGCCCGCTTGGAAACAAAACACCCCCTAAAGTAGTTACCCTCGGGGGTGACGAATTCGTGCCCGAGGTTGAAGGTTCGGAAGTCCAGTTGGTGCTGGACCAAATTCAGGAAATCGTTAACGGCAACGGCGCCCGTAGCATCGCTGTGTGCTTGGTGCTAAACGATGGCGCTGCCGTCTATGCGCAGCACACCAGTTCAGATCGCCTGTTGGAGTTGCTGGGCGCTGTTACCCAGCTAAAGCACAAGGTGCACGCTAAGTACGCCAGCGGCGATCTTACGCTTAACAGTGGTGAATTATAATTCGTGAGCTTTAAGTTCGAATTTTAAGTCCACGCCGCGGAGCTAAACGCTGGTGCTTTTTGTGCCCGGCCAAAGAACTTCTTTCGGATCAACCCAAGCGTACCCGGCTGAGCGCCCAGACAAGCGTACTGCAAGGCGTCGGCAATATGCGAGTGGTTGCCCTTGATTGGCTTGGGCTTTGCTTCACCCGTCTTGTCCTTGCCGAACTTGTAGCCGCCGTTGAGCGCCAGCACGAGTTTTGGGCAGCGCGACCCGTCGATAATAAGGCCCGGGAAGCCCTGCATACCCAGCATCAGCCAATATTCGACGGCGCGGATACGTGGCTCTAGATCGTTGGTGGGCGCCGGGAACGCGGTGAAGCCAGCCGCCCGCAAAAGATCAAACGAGTTTATCTCGTAAAGACTGTCCTTGGAACCGCCCGCGGGATCCCCGACGACCGCTACCGGCTTACCGATATAGCGTTCGTGCATGAGCTTGGGCCGCAGGCTCATCTTAATGTGGAGGTCTAGGCCGATGTCGTCGGCGATAATTTCTTCAAGGCAAAGAAGCTGCCCGCGGTGATTGGGCTGGCAAATAATGGAGCACGGGTCGCGGCCAAAATCCTGCCCGATGATAAGCGTCATACCCGGCACAGGATCCAGATGAGAGACGACGTGGTATTCGCGCCGGAACGTCGTAGCAAACACAGCCGTGCCGCTGGGGTCGGTGCCGTACTTGGCGTGCACGTAACGCTGTACCCACGCAGGTGACGGGTTGCGGGCAAGGCGTTCGTAGTACAGGCGCCCACGGGCAATGCGCCGCGGGTCGGCCACGTCCATGGCAAGCGTCTCGGCGCTCTGGTTAAGCCATTCCAAGTTCTCGGCGTTGGGATCGAGGCCGCCCGGCTGCTTAAATACTTGCCAGTCGGAGGGCGTCTCGACTTCCATAAGGTTGTGCCAGCCGGATCCTTCTTCGGGGAAGTTGGTATCGGCGATGATGCCCTGCCACGTGCAACCACCCATGACGGCGTTTGGGTAACGACCGCAGCGGCCTGCGAGAGCAGGGATAAGGTCTACGTCAATTTCGATGCACTCCGAAATCCACGCACCCGTTAACTGCGACGAGAGCAGGCGCCGCTGATCTTCGACGTTTTCCAGCGGGATAAGCAACCACTCGCTACGTATATCTCCGCACTCGACATAAATTGTGCTGTCCGAAACCTTCCACGAAGCCATGCCGGGAAGCCACTGCAAAATGTCTTTCAGGATGGTCTGTTTAAGCTGTTGCAGCGTTTGGCGCACAATAGCGAAGCGGGTGTAGCGGAAACCATCCGGAGCGGGGGCTTGTTCCGCGGCCCTGCGATAAAGTTCGAAAATACAGCCGGTAGTCTTAGCGCTACCCACCGGACCCGCGATAAGCCGGAAGAACGCTTCGCTGACCATGAAATCCGCCACGGTCTGTGGCGGGGTAAATTCAATTTTATGCGCCATCGATAGTTACCTGCGGGGGTACTTCCCGGGCTTCGCCGTCGATGGTCTTGTTAATTTCAATAGTCTGAGGCCGGGCATGCGCGTGCGACAAGTTGATCACGACGCTTACGCTCTTGTCAGTACCCTGCTCTTTATTGGTAGGTTCGAAGCCAGCAATACGTCCGAGGAACTTCATCAGTTCGACTTTAGGCGCCATGGGGCTAGCGGGGTCATGCAGGAGGCGGGCGCCTTCGCGCAGGCTCTCTTCGAAAAGCACGCCAGCCTTGAGGGCAACGCGCTCCTTGGTGTTGGTAGCGCTGTGCCAAATAGCGTGGGCCTCAGCGTAGTACGTGCAGAACGTTGGATTCTTGGCGATATGATCGTTGAAGAATTCCGGGGGGATCCCGTATGCTTTAAGCACGTCGTCCGCGGAGTAAATCTCGCGGGCAAGCTCATTGGCCAGACGACTGAGGCGGGCGTCGGTGAGGCCGAGTTGTGCAAGTGGGTCCAGCGGTGCTGGACTATTTCGGCCGGGGGGCTGCACTAGCAATTGATTTCCTCTGGGATATCAGGCTACATACATGGTACACTCTTCCTCGCCCATCCGTCGAGGGTAATAAATGGAACGCTCTCATAATGGCTGAACCGGCTTTAGCCGCCCCCGTTCCGCCGAGCGCGGGGATGATCGCTTTTACGAGCAATGCCCAGATCGATGCTGGGCAGAAAGCCGCGGCTGACGCACGCCAGCAGTCTATTGAGGTGAAGCCCGAAATGAACACGGGCTTGGCGGGCTTTATTCGCATGGAATGGGATACGTTTCGTATCCACCGCGATAGCGGCTCTGGTTGGAGCATGCGCCTTCTGGCGGCCCTGAGAGCGTTCAACGGCCAGTACGACCCCCAGAAACTACAAGAAATCTCTAAGTTCGGCGGGTCACAGACTTACGCGCGCATCATCGCCATGAAATGCCGCGGCGCCAGCTCACTTTTGCGTGATGTCTATTTGAACGCTGACCGGCCTTGGGGTCTTGCACCCCCCAACGAACCCGACGTGCCTGCGGAAGCGCTGCGCGCCGTCATGCAGAAAGTCCAGATCGAGGTGCAGGACGCTACGCATAGTGGCGAGCAGATCGACCAAGATACGATCCGCGATAGGGTAATGTCGCTGGTGGAAGCCCTTAAGGAAGGGCTAAAGGCCAAGGCGGTCAAGCGTACGCAGGATGCTGAGGATAAGCTGGATGACCTTCTGCAAGAGGGTGGTTTTTATAAAGCGCTTAGCGAATTCCTTGTTGATTTGCCTCTGTTTCCTTTTGCTTGCATTAAAGGCCCAGTCGTCCGAATGTTTCCCGTGGTGGAGTGGCAGGGCGGACGGCCTGTTACTGTCACCAAGCCGCGGCTTACTTATGCTCGGGTATCGCCTTTCGATATTTGGTTCACGCCCGGCGTAAGTGACATCGAGGATGCCGCTATTATCGAGCGCCAGCGTTACACGCGCGCAGATCTTAACGACCTCCTTGACCTCCCGGGGTACGACCATGACGCTATCCGCGAGGTGCTACGCCTTCACGGAACGGGTGGTCTTGAGGATAATTGGGACAGCACAGACAGCGCCCGTGCTGGCCTTGAGAGCCGCGAAAATCCTATCTGGAACCGCTCGCGCCTGATTACCTGCCTTGAATATCACGGTAACGTTCAGGGGCTAATGCTTCTGGAATATGGCTTCGACGCCGACCTGATACCTGATCCCATGCGAGATTACGCCATTGAGGCGTGGATGATTGGCTCGCATATCATCAAGGTGCAGTTGTCGCCGAGCCCGCGCCGCCGACACCCATACTACATGACTTCTTTCGAGAAGGTGCCGGGTACCCCTGTGGGTAACGCCCTCCCCGATATCTTGGCTGACATCCAAGAAATGGCGAACGCGTCTATGCGCGCGCTGGCCAACAATATGGCCATGGCGTCTGGCCCGCAGGTAATCGTCAACGACGACCGCCTTTCGGGCACTGAGACGGGCGACGATATGTACCCGTGGAAGCGCTGGCACGTTAATTCGGATCCTGTCGCAAGCTCGGGCACGGCCAACAAGCCCATTGAGTTTTTCCAGCCCAACAGCAATGCGCAAGAACTTCTTGGGGTGTTCAAGGCGCTCGTCGACATGGGCGACGATGTTTCGGCTATCCCGCGGTATTTGCAGGGCAACTCGCCCGGCGGCGGTGCTGGCCGTACGGCGTCTGGCCTTGCTATGCTTATGGGCAACGCGTCCAAGATCTTGCAGACCGTGGCGGCTAACGTCGATGGTGGCGTATTTGACCCGCTATTGCATGGTTTGCTCGATATCGTAATGCTCACGGATACGACGGGTTTGCTTGACGGTACTGAGAAAATCGTCGTCAAGGGTGTTGCTGTTGCAATGCAGCGCGAGACCCAGCGCAGCCGTCAACTTGAGTTCCTGCAAATTACGGCCAACCCCATCGATACCCAGATCATGGGTCCAGCCGGTCGTGCCACTGTACTTCGGAGCGTGTCGCATACGCTGGGTCTTCCCGGCGATGAGATTATTCCCAGCGCTGACCAGATTAAACAACAGCAGGCGCAGGCGCAGCAAATGGCCATGGATCAGGGTATTCCCGGCCATGCAGGTATGGGTGCTGGCCCCGGTGACGGGAACCAGCCCCCTGCGGCAACGCAAGATCCCGGCCCGCGCATGAACGCTGTCGGTATGCAGCCGCAACGCCCCGGCGTTCGTGTTGCAGGTGGCGTTGGGTAATGATAAGGTGTGTTCGTAATTATAACCCTCGGGGGTAATATGGCTAAAATTCAGGATGCTCGCGGTTCCTCCAAGGTTGTCGGTAGCGGCGGCAGCGCGATGGGTGGTAGTTGGGCTGTCGGTGGTACGACTGGCTCGCCGCCGCAGAACGGCGCCGGTCCGCAGAAGGCTGGTTCTTCGGTTGGTGGCCAGCCGGGTGCTAGCCCGGGTATGAAGGCTTCCGGCGGGTCGGGCCATATGGCGCCTCACTCGGGTGCTGGTAAGCTCAAGCCGGGCGAAACCTCAAACCCGATGAATGGCGGCAATGGCGGCTGGGCTTCGGGCGGCGGGTCGGGCCAGATGGCTCCTAACCGCGGCTCGCAGCGTGCCAAGCCCGGCACTACGTCGGCCTATTAAGCGTTATTAGGACTTATTAAATACATGGCTGGCCCCCGCGTAAGACTGCCGAAGCCCAAGGTAAAAATCGGGTTCGGTGCATCCAACGAAATGCTGCCTTCTAGGCATGCGTTGTCGTTGCTTACCGGGGGAACACCCGCTCAGCGTACCGTGAATATGTACGCTAAACTTACTCCCTCGGGGGCTAATTCCCCGCGCACGTACGCTGACATTGAGGCGATGGGCGAAAAGGGCATCAAGATCGAATGATTTGCTAGGAATACCCGTGGCCCCCCAGCCAAACGATAAACCCAAAGATCCAAAAGTCGGCATCTACAAAGCCCTGCATGAGCTTAAGATGGCTGCGCCCGGGTATTGGACTGCGGCGCTTAATCAGCTTGGCAGTCTTGAACACAAAGAAATTTTGAGCTTAGTCGCTGCGCCCCAAGATCGTATTTTGGGTCAGCAAGGCCGCGCTCAAATGATGCACGAACTCATTGAAATGATGATGCAGTGCAGTGACAAAACTAGGCACTATCATGAGCAAGCAACAGGAGCATTAAATGGCCACGGCGCCCCAATCAGTACCGGCTAAGTCCCCCACTCCGTCCGAGTTGCCGCCGGTCCAGATCCCCGGCGAGATTATCCCCCCGGCTGTGCGCGAGGGCGCTTCGTTGGCTGACCGCTTGCAGGCTGAGCATATCGCCCGCATTAAGGGTGAGCTTCCGCCCGAACCGACGCCGACGCCCCCGCAGGAACCGCAGGAAACTCCCCCGACGCCGACGCCCACTCCGACACCCACCCCGGCGCCGACGCCCCCGCAAGAGCCGCAGCCCGAACAGTTGCCGCAGCCCGCGACGGCTGGCACCGAGGCCGCAAAGTGGGAGCACGCTTACAAGTCGGCCAAGGGCCGCTTTAACGCTGATCTTGCACGCTTGCAGGCTATGATCGACGAGCAGGCGGCTGAAATCAGGCGGCTGAACTCGTTGTCGCCCCAGAACCCGGCGGTTAATCCGGCCAAGCCGACGCAGCCGACAGTTACCCCCGCGGGTCCGTTGGATCTTGCTGCTGCCGGTATTACTCAAGAAGATGTCGAGACTTTTGGCCCGGAGCTTTTCAATGCTATCGAAAAGGTGGCCGGTGCTAAGGCCGAGGCAATGGTAGCCAGTCTCCGCGCCGAGTTGGCGCCTAAGGTCGACCAAGTTGCGACCTCCGTACAAGCGGATGGTGAAGCCCGCATGGCCAACATGCTCAACCAGCAGCTTGCCGCTGATACCGGCGGCCAACTCGATTTTGATCAGCTTAACGTCGATCAGAATTTTTGTGCTTGGCTGGACTTGCCAGATCCCATAAGTGGTGTTAAGAGGAGTGACTTGCTGGTTAAAGCATGGAACTCCCTAGACGGATCCCGAGTGCTAGCCATCAGCAGGGCATATCTAGGCGATCTAGCCCGCGCAACACCTGCGCCGGTGGTTGATCCGAAGACCCTTCCCGCGGGTGGCCAAAACCCCGCGCAGGCTCCGAAGATCCCACTAGCCAGCTTGGCAGCGCCCGGCAGAGCACGCACCCCGGCACCCGCGAACGGGCCGGTAAATGATAAGCCCATTTACACACGAGCAGAAGTTAAGGCGTTTTACACTGCCAAGCAGAGGGGCTTTTACTCGCCCGAAGATGCTTTGAAGTGGGAACGCGAAATCATCGCGGCTGGTAATGAGGGCCGCATCCAAGGTTAATCCGGGGGCGGGAACTGTGTGAAAGCAGGCGAAGCCCCCTCAACAGGGGGCTTTTCCCATGGCTTTCGGTCTTGCAGTTGACGGTTCCGGCTCGCCGGTACTCTATCCCGCTGGCTCTTCGCAGCCTTCCACCGCCTACTCGGGTACCTTCATCCCCGAAATCTGGTCGGGCAAACTGATCGAGAAGTTCTACGCCGCTACGGTGTTGAGCGCGATCAGCAACACCGACTACGAGGGCGAGATTAAGCAGCACGGCGACACGGTGCATATCCGCACCAAGCCGACGCTGACGATCCGTGATTATCTCGCGGGTGGTGACCTGACCCTTGAGCGCCCCTCGGCGCCGAAGGTCGATCTGGTCATCGACAAGGGCAAGTATTTTGCTGCGATCCTCGACGACGTTATGAAGATCCAGTCCGACATCAACCTGATGTCGCTCTGGTCGGACGACGCCGGGCAGCAGATGAAAATCACCATCGACACCGCGGTGTTGCTGGGCATGCTCAACGGTGCGACTGCCACCACTAACCGCGGCGCCACCGCTGGCTATATCTCGGCGAACATCAACCTTGGTGTTACCGGCACTCCGCTCACCATCGTGGCGAACTCGCCTGCGGCTGGTCAGGTGGACGTCCTCGACGCTATCCTCCGTCTGGGTCAGGTCCTCGACGAGCGCAACATCCCCGAGACTGGCCGTTGGCTGGTTATCCCTACGTGGATGGCGACGCTCATCAAGAAGTCTGAGCTTCGTCAGGCTTATATGTCGGGCGACCAGACTACGATGATCCGCAATGGCCGCATCGGCATGGTCGACCGCTTCACGGTCTACGTGTCGAACCTGCTTCCGGCGGGTGTGTCCTCGGGTCTGGCTGCTGGCGAGTACGCGGTTTACGCGGGCATCGCCCACGGCCTCACCTTCGCCTCGCAGATGACGAATATGGAGACGCTTCGTTCGGAGCGCACCTTCGGTTCGATCCTCCGCGGCCTGCAGGTGTACGGCTACAAGGTGGTCGACGGTAACGCTCTTGCGCAGGCTATCGTCACGCAGGGCTAACGAGACGGCTGGGGGGCCTGACGGGGGAGCGCTAGGCGAAAGCCCGGCCTCCCCCGCCTTCTTATCGGATCCCCGGTTGTTACCTTGAGGGGTAAGTTATGGCGAAGCTTGAGACGGTCGCAGACCTGATCACCGAAGCCCGCCGTATGGTGCAGGACGAGGCGGGGAACCGCTGGCCTGATATTAACTACTATCAGGCGTTGAACGTGGGCATGGCTGAGGCGTATCGCCTTCGCCCGGATCTTTTTCGTTCGTCGCCTGACGCAGTGCCGCAGTTCGCTACTTCTGATGGCGCCGAGCTTACGCCTATTTCTTTTATGTATGTCCCGGCCCTCTTGCTGTTTATAAGTGGGTGGGTCCAGCTAGTCGACGATGAGGGTACCGAGGATCAGCGTGCTGTGGCCTTGATGCAGGCGTTTACGGCTAAACTGGTGAACCACGTATCCTGAGGGGTGCTAAGTGACCGCAGAACTTACCCGTATGTTGCTCGACGCTCGCGGCAAGCTCCCCGGTGCCGTACCCGAGACGATCAACGCGGAGTTCTACGCGGTTGCCCGCGAGTTCTGCGACTTCACCAATGCGTGGTACGAGGAAATTGATATTCCAATCGTGCCGGGAACGCTTACCTACACGTTCTCGCCTGCCGCGGATGGCCGCATTAAGCGGCTTCTAAATCTGTACGAGAGCACGGACCTAAATAAGCGCCCTATCGCTGCCGTACGTATGGACTTGCCGGGTACGATTGTGCTGGCCCAAGATCCCGGGGTAACGGCCACGTGGGTGGCAAAAGTTTCCAAGGTGCCGATTACGGAAAGCGGTGGGTCGGCCTCCATGCCCGATTGGTTGTTCCAGCAATACTGGGATACGTTCCTCGCGGGCATTCTTTCGCGCATGCATATGATGGGTGGCAAGCCGTTCTCTAATCCGCAAATGGGCGTTGTGCAGCGACGGATTTTCCTTAAAGGTATGGTCGACGCCCGCGTTGAGGCGCTTGTGGGCAACGTGCGTGGCCAGCCGACGTGGAACTTCCCTGCTTTTGGCCGCGGATCCCAGCGGCGTGTTGGGTAAAGGCTAACCAATGACCATTTCACTTAAGCACGCATTTGCTTCGCTAAAATCGGACGGCGGCGATAGCACGCTTATCCAGCCTTCGAACTGGAACGCGGAGCACGTTCTTAGTCTTGCCGCCGGTAAGGTGCTCGGGCGAGATACGTCGTCTGATGGTGTCGCCCAAGAACTTGGCTTGGCTTTTGATGCTAGCGGAAACGCAGATTTTGACGTTGGTACTGGTGGCCTTGGTGTGCCCACTGGCACTACCGCGGAGCGCCTTGTCGGCGCCCGTCCCGGCACGATGCGCTACAATAGCCAGACGAACGTCTTTGAAGGCTATTTCGCAGCCGCGTGGGCCACGATTTTGGGTGCTGTGTCGCCCGCTATTACAGGTACCGCTACTCTCGTTAACGCTACGTTTAGCGGGTTACTTACCCTCTTGTCTTTGGCCGAAACTTATACGGCCCCGACAATTACGGCTGGTGTTCTGACTATTGATTTGTCGCTGAGCACTATATTCAACGTCGCCAACAACCACGACGTCACGACGTTCACGATTTCGAATGCAACGGCGAACAAGGGCCAAGCGTTTACGTTGTTCTTGACCGCCGATGGCACACAGCGCGCCCAGACTTGGGGGGCAAATGTAAAGTGGCCAAGTGGAAACGCCCCGACACTTAGCTCGGCCAACGGCAAGGTTGACGTAATTACCTTTGTTACCAATGACGGCGGAACGACTTGGTTCGCTTTCCTTGGTGGGCTGTCGTTCGCTTGATCGGCGTATCTCGCGCGGCGGTAATCGCCCAGAAAGTCCTGCCATATACGATCCCTTCGGATATGGCGAATGTGGATCTGCACGCGTTTGCTGTGTCGCAAGGCTACATTGCTGGTGACGTTAGGATCACTAATCCCGCTGGTCGGGAAATTTATTCAAATTCTTATGCCACCCCCGCGCTCGTTTACGGCACTGGATGGCCCACTGGTACTAAAGTAGAGTTCGTAAACAAGGGCAAGGTTACGGGCGCGGGCGGTATTGGCGGTCACGGCGCTATCCCCGCTGCAGCCACTAACGGTACCCCCGGAGGTACCGCCATCGATGCGTCGATGGTAAGCGGCTATACGGCATCGCTCGATAACACTGGTGGCACCGCTCAAGGCGGCGGCGGCGGCGGTGGTGGTGGTAACGACTTCTCTGACGTCGAGAGTGATAACGGCGGTGGTGGCGGTGGTGGTGGCGCGGGCCGTGTCCCCGGCACTGGCGGCATTGCAGGGCCAAACGGCCAGAACGGAACAGACGGTACTACGTCTACGCACGGCAACGGCGGCAACGGCGGAACAGGTGCCTCTGGTGGCACTGGTGCAACCGGCGGTAACGGCGGTAATATGGGTGCAGCGGGTACCGCTGGCGGCGTGGGTGGTGGTTCAAACCCGCCCGGTGCCGGTGGCGCCGCGGGTAAATCGATCAACGGAATTGGTAACCTTACTGTGATTGCGTCGGGTACGCTTACAGGCCCGACCGCCTAAATGTAGTAGTCAAGAGCGTTTGAAACTGTTACCTTCGCGGGTAACGCCCACTGGCAGAGCACAGGAGAGAACTATGGGTAATGATGTTGGCGGGCCGATTGCTTCCCGCGGTGCACGAGACCTTCACCTCGATACGTCGGTGCGTTGCACTGGCCATACTGGCGGCGTGCCGGTAAAGGCGTCGACGGACGGTACCAATGCGACCCCTGTAATTACCGAGACCTACATTGCCGAGGTTTATGTCCCGGCGCAGGCCAAGGTGACTGGCTTCGCGAATTTTAACGGTTCGGTCGCTTCGGGTAACCTCAAGGCGATCCTCTACAACCTGTCCGGTGTGGTTGTGGCACAGAGCGCTTCTACCGCGATGTCGGGCACGGACGCTTTCCAGCGCATCCCGTTTACCGCCCCGGTCGTTATCCCGCCGGGCCGCTACTACGTTGGTATTCAGGTCGACAACACGACCGCGCGCATCAACACCCACCCGATTGGTAACTTCGGCGCCAGCAAGAAAACCGGCGAAGTGTACGGCACGGCGACTACGATTACGCCGCCGACGACCTTCACCGCGGATCTTGGCCCGATGGGTGACCTCTACTAAGGTACTTAAACCAAAGATACTAAACCAAAAAGTGCCAGTTCCCCCCCAGCCGGTACTTTTCATTACCCCCGAAGGTAAGAGGCTAGGCAGCATGCGCAAGTACATCCCGATTATCGGCATTCTTGCCCTTCTGGCGTCTTTTACGTCGACTGCGTTTGCCCAGAGCAACGTCAGGCCGATGTACGACGACCGCGCTAGCGGGGGTGTCGCCAACCAAGACGTCACGGTAGCCAAGCCCCTGCCCGTGCAAATTGGCGCTAGCGGTACTTCTACTACTCCGTCGACGGTGTATCAGAAGACCCCGGGCACGACGACGTGGACCAAGACGACCGTTACCCTTAATGGGTCTTCTCAGAATGCGCTTGCTGCTAGCACGACCCGCGTTGGGTTTATGCTCTATAATCCGTCCGCTAACGGTAACGTGTACGTGGACATTAGTGGCGGCACAGTGGCTTCCGAAACAGGTGTGCTTCTAGCGGCTGGCGCTAGATTTAGTGTTACGGGATCTGCTACCCCTAAAACCGCTATTACTGTAATTGGCACTAACACACAGTCGCTGATTGTGTGGGAAGGCAACTAATCCATGAAAAAGCTGTTGGCAATTTTTCTTGCGCTTAGTTTCGCCGTCGCGGCATATGCGCAAGATGTAGGTGGAATTTCCGGCACTGGGGTCAATCAAAATACGACCTCGCCCGCTGCGTTTTCAGTCTTAACTTCCGGTACTGGCGCCACTTTCTCTACTCCGTCTGGCGCTAAATGGCTCGAAGTTGAAGTCATAGCGGGTGGCGGTCCCGGTGGCGCTGTTGGCACTACGTGCGCCGGAAGTTGCACAGGTTCGGCGGGCAATAATTCGTCTTTCGCAGGCGTGACTGCAGTTGGCGGCGGTGCTGGTGCGGGTACTTCTGGCGCCCCCGGCGCCGCGGGCGCTGGTGGTACTGGCGGTACTGATAACGGATATACTACGGATCGCTTGGCTGGCCAGCCGGGCAATCAAGCCGGGCTTGCAGCGGTAAGCACTAGCACTTCGACATCTGGTGGCAGTTCTACGTGCCTGCAGGGCGGCGCCTCTACCAAGTATGTTGCT